CATGGAACACGAAACAATCATCCGCAATTTGCAGTTTGCTTGGGAGGCATTCAAAGCCTTCGGACCGGTCGCGATCTTCGCGGCGCTTACCTACTGGATCACAACATGGGGGGAGAAATGAGCGCATTGACTTGGAAAGACGCAGCGATTTTGCCGGAGGTAGACAAGACCGTCATTCTCCATTTCGGGTTTGATATTCTGGAGATTGGGTGCTATTCAAAAAGCGGCTGGGAACTCATGACGGGACTTCCGCCACACACGAGAGTCATTCATTGGGCAGAGTTTAACTATCCATCTGAGGAGGGACTTGAATGAGCGCGACGCTCGCCATTTCCATCGCCGTACTGACCCTTGGCTCCTGCTTTGCCTGCTACCACATCGGACGCGAGGCAGGGCGGTTTGAGAAGAAGGACAAATGAAAACCATCCTTGCTATTGACCCAGGAACGACGCGCAGCGCTTTTGTCCAATATCGCGACGGAGTTCTCGACCACGGATGGATCTCAAACCCTGAGATGCGCCAAGTACTCATCGGACGCGAATACGACGCCGTGGCAATCGAGATGATCGCCAGCTACGGCATGGCGGTCGGGGCTTCCACCTTCGAGACCTGCGTCTGGATCGGGCGCTTCACGGAAGTCGCAAGAGTCGAACCGACTTTCTACTATCGCAAAGACATTAAACTTTTTCTCTGCGGAACGATGCGAGCCAAGGATGCGAACATTCGTCAAGCCTTGCTTGATCTCATCGGGCCGCAAGGAACAAAGGTCCAGCCCGGGCCAACCTACGGCCTCAAATCCCACACTTGGGCGGCACTGGCAGTGGCCGTTTACGCTGCTAATAAAAAATAGAAACCAAAGACATGAACTTAACACCAAAACAGCAGGCAAAATCGGACGGCTACCGTCCAATCACGTCGGCATACAAATTGCCGGAGGAACAATGCATGTTTGAGAACGTTATTGCAGACATGAATCGCGCAAAGGCGAACATCGTGTTTGTCGGAGAAAATCAACAATCAGTGGAAATCTGGAAAAAATGAAAATCACAAAAGGCAAACAAACACGGCCACAGCGGGTCGTCATTTACGGAGTCGAAAGCGTCGGCAAGACAACCTTCGCCGCGCAATTCCCGAATCCATTGTTTCTCGACATCGAGGGCGGCACAGCACACCTAGACACCGATCGCTGCGAGATTAACAGCTGGGCAGAACTCAACGGCGCGCTGAAGGAGGTCGCAGCCAGCGATTACCAGACGGTCATCATTGACTCGGCAGACTGGGCGGAGCGCCTATGCGTGGAAGACCTGCTCGCCAGCACCAAGAAGACGAGCATCGAAGACTTTGGCTACGGCAAGGGCTGGGTGCAAGTTGCCGAGCGCATGAGCCGATTGCTCACCGCGCTGGATTCGCTGATTGCGATTGGCAAGCACGTTGTCCTTCTCGCTCATAGCAAGGTTCAGCGGGTTGAGCCGCCTGACCTGATGACGGCTTACGACCGCTACGAACTGAAGATGAGCAAGCAATCATCGCCGCTTGTTAAGGAATGGGCCGACGAGCTTTGGTTTTTCAGGTTTAAGACCAAGGTGGTCGAGTCGGAGAACGGCAAAGCCAAGGGCACCGGCGGCAAGCAACGCATCATCCTGACAACACACAGCGCGGCATACGATGCCAAGACTCGCAGCGGCCTATCCGAAGAACTCCCGATGGAGTGGGATTCGGTCGCGCATTTATTCGCTTCGGCAAAGCCAAAAGCGAAAGCCGAGCCGGCGGTGGTGGTAGTTAATGCCAATCAGGTGCGAGCCTTTGAGATGTTGGCGGAAAACGAGGATGCGGTGAACGCTTTTTTGATCGCGAACAAATCCATCCAGCAAGGGCAAACTTGGCGCGATGTCTCAGATAAACTCCGAGCAAACATCGTCGCAAGGCCGGAGGCATTGATTGCCAAGGCGCTTGAAGCGAAGGGGGAGGCATGAGATTAACCACAGAGGACACAGAGGGCACGGAGAAGAAACGGCTTTTAGTTCAACTCGTGGCAGGACTCCTTGCGAGCGGACATTATACTGAAATTGCAACTCACGAAGAATATGCTTCTGGCCACCCTATTACAGAAACTCGGCTGAAATGCTATGAAGTAGATTGGGAAGATTGGAAAGAGGGCGGTTACCCAAGAAAGCACCCATATCATGTTATTGATGATGCAGAATCGTTGTTAAGAGACATCGAATTTTATGTAAGAAAGGAGTCAGAAAATGAGTAAAGAACTCACCCCTTCCATGGCACCAAAGCTCGCAGAGTGCGCAGTTTTCGTCGGCGCATCCGGTGCGTCGGCAGCTGCCGAGCGCGGGACGGCAATCGACTTTGCTATACGCATGGCGATGAATGGAGACATCGATCCAACCGAACAACTCCCAGCGGAAGATCAAGCATCCGCACGATGGGGAATTAAGACATTGCGCTCACTAAGCGGCGGCGAGCGCGTCGAAACACGCGAGGAATATCTTGCGATGGCAGTCCCAGGGCTTTCCAAGCTCGGCGTGGCAGATGCAATTTGCAAGCGTGCGCGATGGGTTGCGGACATCAAGACCGGCCAAGTGCGCAACTACCGCGAGCAGCTCGCGGCCTATGCGCTGGCTTGCATGGAGGACAACTTCGCCGAGTCGTGGACAGGTCACGTTGTCTATGTCGATCAGCAGCTCGTGCGGTCCTACGACTTCACACGCGAAGAGGCCGAGGCCACGACGCAGCGGTGGATCTCAGCAGCAACGTCGCCGCTTGCTCGCCCGACGCCTTGCGAGTATTGCAACTGGTGCGCCAATAAAGACAAGTGCTCCGCGCTTGTCCTGCAAAGCAAGGCCGCTTTGGCAGACGTGCACGCGACAAACAAGGACACGCTCACCATCATTCGTGACCGCATCCTTGCCGACCCGCTGAAGCTCTCGGACTTCGCAAAGCGGTTTAAGTTCTTTGAAAAGGAGATTGCTGAACCGCTCGTGGACGCGCTGAAGGAACGCCTAAACGCCGGAGACGAAATCCCCGGCTGGAAGGTCTCGACAAGCGCAGGCCGCGAATACGTCGAAGCCGACGCCATCGCCAAGGCGTCCGAAAATGTTTCCAAGGAAACAATCATCCTCGCTCTCGGCGGCAAAATGACCGGAGCAAAATTCCGCGAATTTTGCGCAGCCGGTGGCGTGGAAGTCGACGAGACAGCAATCAAATCCGGTTCAGCCATCACCACCCTCCGACAAACCAAAACCAAATAAATTTCCTCGCTCAGACCCATTGGGTCGGCAGGGGCAAAGCGGGGCCGCGCATCGCAAAAAACGCGGACCAACATCAAACCAAAATAAATATGCCAACATACACACAATCAGAACCGCGCGAGACCTATTTCGTTGAGCCGGGCAAATACGAAGTCGAGATCACCAACGGCGTCGAGAAGACATCCCAAGCTGGGAACAGCATGATCAAGCTGACCTGCCGAGTGAAAATGCCAGACGGCACCAACGGGCCAGAAATCAACGAGCACCTGACCTTTACACCAAAGGCCGCTTGGAAAATTGACCAAGTGCGCCAAGCACTCGGGCAAGCCGTCGTGCCAGGAGAAGAGGTCACGATCGAAGCCGAGGATTTTGTCGGAATGTCCGCATGGGTTATTCTTGGAGAAGAACCCGGCAGCACAAATCCGAGCATGCGATTTAATACGATCGAACGATGGATTGAAGCGAAGGAGACGGCGAACGCCAAAGCTAAGGCTGGCACGATCCGCAAATTCGTGGATGACACGATCCGCAAATTCGTAGATGACGATTCAGATTCCATACCTTTTTGATTTAACCGCAGCAACCGGGGCGCGACGCGATACGCGCATTTTTTTATGAGTATTATCAGTGAATCAGAAAAGCACTACGAACGCATCTTGCGGGAGCGCGACGAGGCGCGGGAACTGCTTGCAAGTGAGAAAACCACACGCGACCATATAATCAAACGCGGAATTAAGATGCAGCAAGAGCGCGACGAAGCGAGGGAGGAACTTGAAAATGTAAAATTACAACTTCGATTATGGGAGGACGGAAATATAATTTGCGAAGAAACGCTTGGAGAAATTAGACTGCTTAACGAACAAATAAATGGAGCATTCCGCGAGCGCGACGGGGCGATGGCAGAGCGCGACGAGGCGAGGGAGGCGTTGGCCGCAGAAATAAAACACCATGTAGAGACAACCGTAAAATGGAATGGTCACCACATGCTTTTAACAATCGCTCAATGCGACCTAAACAAAGCTTTGCGTGAGCGTGAAGAGGCGCGAGCGGATGCCGCACAACTTGCGGACAGATTGTCTGGTTTAGAACTCCGCACAACAGAGGAACTGGCCAGACTTGAGCGCGAGTTAAACTCGGCGCGGCACGACGCCGGATTTTGGCATAAACTATACGAACAATTTTCAATTTACGAGGAGGAAACGAAATGACAAACAAAAAAATCAACATCGCTATTGCAGAACATTTTGGGTGGAGAATTGCTGAAAGAGTTCCACCTGAATTAAAGGAAGATGCAACAAGTTGTTGGATTCGCCCTAATGGTGATGAATGGCAAGAAGAGAATTTGCCTAACTACTGCGACCTTAACGCTATGCACGAAGCGGAAAAAATTGGGCAATCTATGGTTGATGGATTTTGGACTGCTTACTCGGCTGGATTGAAACTTTCTGGAGCTATACAAATCACACACGCAACTGCAAGCCAACGAGCAGAAGCTTTTCTGAAAACAATCGGTAAATGGGAGAACGGGAAATGAGCGATCAAAATGACGAAATGTCGGATGGTTGCGAAATGCTGACGGCAACCAGTGATCCGGTTGTTCTCTACCAAGCTCTTTGCGCGGCGACCGATGAAATCGAACAACTAATGCGCGAACGCGACGAGGCGCAAAAAGGACTTTCCTCTATCCACCGATGGATTGAGCGAAATCACGCCGATGGTTTTATTGATTCGCTAACATATTCGCAAAATCTGGAGCGCGTTACTGATAACTGGTATGATCGTATTGACGCAATAGAAAAAGATTCTAAACGATTCGTTAGAGAGCGCGACGAGGCGCGGGAGGCAATCAAGAACTTTTACAAAGCCAAAGGCCGCCACAATTCTCAAATTGCGGCAGCGCGGATGTTTGAACTTGTCGGGTTGCCTGCCGAGTATCCGCAAGCAAAAGCACCGAAATGACACCTGAAATCACTCTCAGGCTCGCAATATGCGCCAACGGCTGCCCAATCGGCTTGCGCCTAGAGCGAGGCGAGAAGATGCCACCCTACCAACACACCTACGCGCTAGAAGAGCTCGACAAGGCCGAGGGCGACCTTGAAAAAATCAAGAACTACATACAAAAACACCACCTACAAAAACAAAAAAAATGACTACCGACCAAAAACTAGACAACGAAATGATGTTCACGCGAAACGTGCTCTGCGCAATGATCCGACAGGCCGTTATCGACGCGAAAAACGACCGAGAGTATTTGAGTCGTGACAACATAAACGGACGCGAGAGTAACCAGCGAAGCGCGATCCAGTTCCTGAACTCTGAATTTTACCGCCATCTGTGCGAGGCTCTCGGGCGCGCTTCTGGCATTGGACTCCCGCATGACCGCATCCGGCTGGAGGCGATGAAATGAAATGTTGTCATTCCTAAAAGACCTCCTCGAAAAAGAAAGCGAAATCGTCGGCTATATTAGTATTGCCGGGTTCTCGGGCATACCAAAATCCGCGCTTGTCGATCCTGAAATCTTCCAATCGCCTTTAAACGGCCTAGCGTACGCAGCCGCGCACAGGTTGCATCATTCCGGCAAGCTCGTACACGCTCGGACAATGATTAATGCCATCGAATGCGATTCGTATTGGCTAAAATTGGCCGAGGAAACAGCGAAGAAAGACGGGATGCAATGCTGGCGTGATGCGATCATCTTAGCGAAAAACGATCTGGGATTTATGCCCAACTCGGGCGCGACAATCTGCACCGAGCACCTGAACGAACTCCAAGCCGCAGCGAACTACCGCAAAGCCGCAAAAGTCGGGAAAAGCCTTGCAGATGGCCTCATCGAAATTGGTGACGCCACAAAGGAATTGGAATCGCTCGCAAAGCCACTATCCGCAATGGCTGGCGTTGAGATGCAC